CCCTTCGGCTATGTATGGTACAAAGTCCGATGGGAGTACAGCTAGTTGGAATAGGTTGCTTTGGATAAATCACAGAGCGTCTTACATGATTACTATATGGACTTCTGGTGGTTGGTATGGTCCTTCAGCGCATACTATAAAAGTTGATACTAATTACACTAACAGCCTTTCAGTAAAAACTGTAAGCGAGGGAACAGCGGGTAGTTACAGTTATGCTGTACGATTTACGGCTCCAAACGCAGGAACGGGAGGTGGCTGGTTAGACTTCCAAAATACAGGAGGGTCTTCGGGAGGTAGCGTATACTCTGGTATTTATATATCAGTTACGCCACTAAGAGGAACTGATTTTGTATTTGCTAGTTTAAAGTCAGAAGCAGTAGGAGACACAGTCAGTACACTAACTTATACAGTAACTAAAACAAACGCATCGGATTATTAATATGGCAGACGATTTAACAGCTAAACAAAAGAAGGAGCAAGAGGCAATACAAAAAGCCATAGTGGACAATGGAGGAATTGATCCGCAGATGCCGTATGGAGTCCAAAGAAAAGCCTCATACCCTTCTGTGGGCGAACAATTAGATAAGTTATGGCACGATATAGATAATGGTAAACTAGACAAAGACGGCGAATTTTATAAAGCATTAAAAGCTGTAAAAGAGGATAAACCTAAGAGTTAGATTATGGCAACAACAAAAGTACAAAGTGAGTTAATAGTAGATGACGTAGCCTTAGCGGGTAACCCAACTACTACGACTCAAGGCGCAGGGAACAATACCACACGTATTGCGACCACGGCTTTTGTTACGACCGCGATTAATAATCTCATAAACTCTGCTCCAGGCACACTCGATACTCTTGATGAGATCGCAGCTGCTCTTAACGATGATCCGTCGTTTACTACTACTGTTAATAATGCGATAGCCACCAAGCTACCTTTATCTGGTGGCACGATGACTGGTGCGTTGAACATGGGTACGCAGAACATTACGAATGCAGGAACTATTGCTAGCGGTGCTATTACGAGTACTGGGATAGTCACAGCAACGAACTTTGAATTTTCAGGAACGGCGGGCAAGATACACTTCGGAGGTTCAGCTGATACAGGGGACTATCTAGGACTTGCAGATGTGAGTTCAGGTTCTAATATCTTTGAGTTATATCAAGATAGCGGATTAAAGTTTGGAATAGATGGTGTAACAGGGGACGCAACTTTTAACGCTAGCAACTTCATTGTCCAATCCGCTAACTCAACTGACCCGCAGTTTAGAATTAAGAACACGAATGCCGATGCACAAGCTCCACAACTAATACTACAAAAAGACTCAAGCTCTCCCGCAGATGGAGATGAAGTAGGCCGTATTTATTTCCTAGGTGATGATGATGCGGGTAACGTAACAGAGGCATTCCTAGCCATAGGGAAGATGACTGATGTCAGTAATGGTTCAGAGGATTCATCGTTTGATCTTTATACCTACCAAGCAGGATCACAGAAGGCCACCCTTACTCTCAAGTCTGGCTTAGTCGGTATCAATCAAACATCGCCCGCAGCTAAACTAGACATTAAGGGAGACACAACTACCTACGATGGAATGTCAAAAATTTACCTAACCGACACTTCCTCTAATTCAGAAAGAAGAAACTGGGCGATAGGGAACGGAGGTTCAGGATTCGGACATTTTTCTATTGGACTAAGTAACGCTGCAGACGGCGACCCAATGGCGTCAGGAACACATACCACGCCGTTTGTTATAGACCACACAGGTAATGTAGCCATAGGCAGAAATCAAAATGTAGGTAAAGGACTGCTTACGATATCTGAAGTGGGTAACACCGCAGGTGAAGCAATAGATGGTTTGCAATTATACAAAGGGCTAACGAATGCTTCTAATTTCCTTGCATGGCAACAAGGAAACATGGGGTGGAGGTTAGGCATCAGACATAACGATGGTGGCTATCCTTTAACTCTCTACATGGCTAACGGGACAACTCCTACTGCATCTAGTCCAGGAGATGAAATTTTAAGGTTTGGCACAGACCAAAATATGGCTCTTAACAACACGACCACAGGCTGGTCGGCTTGGGGTTCTAATACCTCTACGCATTTAACTGTTGGTAATGGTGGAAATAGTCCAACATCATCTAATTATGGTGTGTTAAATCTACTGGGTTCGCAAGCAGGTTCAACACATTTCAGTATTGGAGTTGGTAATGGAACTATGTATGCAGCTTATGATTATGGAAATGGTGCACACAGATTAACTATAGATTCTTCAGGCAATTTTACGGGTTCATCATCAAATGATATATCAGACCAAAGACTAAAAGAAAACATAGTCACAATACCTAACGCTTTAGATAAAGTTAAAGCATTGAAGGGTCGTACTTTTACTTGGAAGGCAGAATCAAAACAGCCCTCAGGAACAAAATATGGATTCATAGCTCAAGAAGTTGAGCCAGTAGCATCAGATTTAGTCTATAACGATTCGGGATTATGTAAGATAGATTCAGACGATAACCCTATACATGACATAATCAATTACGAAGGGGATGCAGAGTACGCCAAATCAGTACAAACATCAGGAATTATTCCGATACTTGTAGAGGCAATGAAAGAACAACAGACAATAATAGATGATTTAAAATCAAGAATTGAGGCTCTAGAAGGATAATGGCAAACACTAAGGTAACCAGTAACGTAATATCG